GTCGCGGAGGCAGCGCCCTGGTCGCCGGTCGCGGAGGCAGCGCCCTGGTAGCCGGTCGCGGAGGCAGCGCCCTGGTCGCCGGTCGCGGAGGCAGCGCCCCGGTTGCCGGTCGCGGAGGCAGCGCCCAGGTCGCCGGTCGCGGAGGCAGCGCCCTGGTAGCCGGTCGCGTGCTCTGAGTTCTCCGGCTTGCAACGCGAGACGACCCAATCGATCGCTCGCTGCACAAGTTCGGGAACAGTGATTTCGGCTTCGACGATCAGCTTGGCAGCTGCAATCTTGGAGTCGCCACCATCCTGGCGCGACACAGCACCGTATGCCTTCACGACAGCGAAACGGCTGGTGGCAGGCGGGTAGTAGCTGAAGACGTCGAGCGGGTACTCGCAGGCATGCAAGCCGGAGGAGCAGGCCTTGACTTCACCCACGTGTTCGAACGTCTCGCCGATGGCGTACTGCATGCCACGGCACTGGAGGTTTTTGTCGAAGCCCTTGAAGGCGACGACCGGTTCGCTCGTAGGAGCTTCGGTTTTCTTTCGGGCCACGATCAGCCCTCCAACTTGGCCAGCTGCGCGCGGGCCTTCTCGACGAACTCAGGCCACTGTTGCGGCTGCAGGTCGCTGCCCTTTTTGACGCCGAAGGCCGCCAGGGCGTCGACCGCGTGCTGCGGCTTGATCGCGTAGAGCTTGTTGACGACCGACTTCACGTCGTCAAAGCTCACTGCCTCGGCCTGGGTAGAGGCAGCGGCCGGCGCCGCAGCAGATGCCGTAGCGGCGGCATTCGGTGCAGGCTCGGACTTTCCCGCGGCGGGCTGGCTCACCTCCTGGGCCTTGGGCGTGGGAGCCTTGGCGACGGTGGCCGGCTTGGCCTCCGGCGCCGGCACGTTGGACAGCTGGGCCTTGGTGCGGGCGACCAGGGCGGCCAGCAGGTCGATGGTCGGCGCCTGGATGTAGGCAGTGGCGCCGTGCTCCAGCGTGAGGTTCGCCTCGAAGTGGTCGGCGGTGAGGGTGGCAGCGGAAGCGATCACGGTGACGGGTCCTTTCAGGCGTTGGTGAGTCGGGTGACAAGAAGACGGGCGCGCACGACGCGGTGCTGCAGTGCGGCGTGGTCGTTGGCGAGGAGGCTGGCCGTGTAGTACGAGCCGTAGTCCAGCGCGAGGTCGTAGGCCTCCTGGGTGTCGCGGAGCTCGCGCTCCAGGTACCAGAGGTACAGTCGAGCGAAGGCGAGACGGATGGCGCGGATCACGCGTGCACCTTCGCGACCAGGTGGCTGAACATCAGCGGATGGCGGCGCGCGATCGCGAGGATCGAGTAGGTGCGGCGGTGGTGCATTGCAGTCCCTCTGCTGAACACAACCTAAAGTTGGTTGTGCATCGGTTGGTGAACGCAGTGGAACACAACCAACAAGTTGTTTGCAACGGGACCAGCAGAATTTTAGAGAGGTGTCTCTAAAAGTTGGTGCAGTCAGCAGGGAGGGGGAGATGCGGCAAATCGAAGGGCTGTACCGCCTAGCGCTTCTATTAGCGCTTTTGTGGATTGGGTACGAACTGCACGGGCTGCGCGCCGTGGTCTACCAAGGGCCTTCGCTGGAAGACCAGCGAGTGCTTTCGGGCATCGAAGACGAGCTTCAGAAACTCCGCAAAGCCGTGGGGGAGTACGCAGCCCAACACATGTGAGGCCGCTGGCGGTTCTAGTCTTGGCGGTGGTGCTCGTCGCGCTGCCGGCCGACGCGAAGCACCACCGCTCGAGCTGGGCCCGCGCCGAGTTCAAGCGCGAGCACCCGTGCCCGTCGACGGGCAAGACGAAAGGCGCCTGCCCGGGCTGGGTGATCGACCACGTCCAGGCCTTGTGCGTGGGTGGCGCCGACGAGCCGGCCAACATGCAGTGGCAGACCGTGGCCGACGCGAAGGCGAAAGACCGGTGGGAGTGCGGCCCGAACTGGAGGCGTCTTAGCGGCCGCTAGAACTCGTTCACGTCGTCTATCGGCTCGTCGTTCTCGAGCTTCGCGACGAGTTGGGCCGCCTGTTCGGGGGTCTCGACGACGAGGAAGCGCACGCCGAGCAGCGTGCAGTCGATGGCAAGGGTCTGAAGCCCCGACACAGCACGTACCGGGGCCTCACCCATAACCAACACCAGCAAGAGATCACGAGGTGCCTCGGAAGCCAGCGCGGATTTCACGACGATCAAACGCACCAGCGCTCGTGCTGCTAGCGTCGATAACGTGGTTGTGGGCGGGGCGCTGATTAGCTCCAACCCTACTTTGTCGCTCAGGTAGTCCATCTCGCGGGCGAGGCCGCCAATCAGCACACGCTTGCCTGCGTCGTGCTGCAGTCGCGCCGGAAGCGCCCGGCGGAAAGCGGCCTCGCTGGTGTGGTCCCGCAGGTGTGGCCGCAGCGGCTCGTCGACTACCTTTGCCGGGATGTAGCTGGTGCCCGAGTACCTAGCGACCGGCTCCCGAGCGGACATAAAGGTGAGACCCCCCGGGAACGCGCCCCAGAACAAGCGCACCAGTTCGGAGTCTCTTCCTAGGAGGTTAGCGACCTCATCCTGGCGCTTTTTAGGCACCTGGTTGAACTGCTCCCACTTGCGAACCGCCTCGTAGGCGACGTGCAACTTCTCAGCGAACTCCTTCTTGGACCACCCCAACCTGCGCAGGTCAGCGTCCAACGCGCGCCTTACGTCAGTGGTGACGGAAGACGAACGATGGGGGCCGTCCCCTTGTTCGGTTGCCTGATCCATTAAGTTGTACCAACAAATAGTTGTGCGGCATGGTACTGATCCGCGCGAATTAGTACCAACCCCTAACTTACGGAAAGTTGTGCCACACAACCGGTAAGCTGTACCATAGGACGGTACCGTAAAGTTGTGGAGGGACAACCTTGAAAGCAACCGTCGAGCAGTTTGGAATCCGGAAGGCCATCGAGCAGGTGGCGCCTGTGACGCTGGGGAAAGGGAAGCGGCGCCGCACGGTGACGAAACAGGCCGCGCTCGCGCACCGCATGAAGGTCAGTCAGCAGGCGGTGAGCAGTTGGGTACGCCGCGGCTGGGTGCCCACGAAGCGCGCCGACGAGATCGAGCAGCTGACCGGCGTGCCCGCGCGCGAGCTGCTCGACCCGCGCGTCGTGAAGATGCTGGCTGGCAAGGTGGCGGCTTGACCAAGAGCTGGCAGCCGCGGCACCCCCTCTACCTCAAGCGCGACAGCAAGCCCATCGAGTGGGCCTCCCTCGCATGAGCACCGTCACCGTGATCAAACCCAACCTGCTCGCGATCCAAGCCCCCGAGCTGCTGCGCGGGCTGCCCGGCTGGCTGATGTGGCGCTACGAGCAGCCGCCCGATCCGAAGGCGAAGCCGCGCAAGGTGCCGTACTACACGACCGGCGCGCGCCGCACAGGCACCCAGGGCTCACCGGAGGATCGGCAGCAGCTGACCACGTTCGAAGCCGCCAAGGCTGCGGCCGCGCGCCGTGGCTTCGACGGCGTCGGGCTGGCCCTCATGCCTGAGTGGGGCGTGTGCGCGCTGGACTTCGACCATTGCGTCAGCAGTGCCGGCCTGCCGCACGAGGTGCAGGACATCGTCGCCGCCACCTACGCCGAGTACAGCCCCAGCGGCGAGGGCGTGCGCGCCTTCGTGCGCGGCAACTTCGGCAACCGCAAGGACAACACGCCCGGCCAGTGGGGCTTCGAGACCTTCAGCACAAAGGGCTTCGTCACATTCACCGGCAACCGTCTCGAGCTGGTCGAGATGCTGGGCAACGACGACGTCGTCGCCGATGCGCCCGAGGCCGTCCGCCGGCTGTGCAGCCAGCGCTTCCACCAGGTCGACGCCTTCGACGAACCGGACACCGGCGCGCGCCCACCTCTGGGCCTGCCCCCGACCGTGCTGCGCGAGGCCCTGGACGCCCTCCCGGACGACCTGCACTACGACGACTGGGTGAAGGTGGGCATGGCCGTGCACCACGAGACCGGCGGCGCCGGCTTCGACGTGTGGGACGAGTGGAGTGCGCGCAGCTCGAAGTACGGCGGCCCCGAGTACGGCCGCGCGCGGTGGGACAGTTTCGGCCGCTCCACGCGCCAGGTCACCGCCGCATGGCTCGTGCACCAGGCCAACCTGCACGGCGCGCGCATCAACCTGGCCGAGCTCGTCTCGGCCGACTTCGAAGCTATCAAGCCCGACAGCGAGCGCAAGCGCCGCTTCCGAATCGAGCCGCTGGACGTCTTCCTGCAGCGCCCCGCGCCCAGCTGGATTGTCAAAGGCGTGATTCCCGAGGGCGACCTGATCGTGATGTTCGGCGAGTCGGGCTCGGGCAAGTCGTTCCAGGCCCTGGATCTCGGCATGGCCATCGCGCGCGGCCTGGAGTGGCGCGGGCGACGCGTTCGCCAGGGGCGGGTGACCTACATCGCGGCCGAGGGCGCCGGGGGCTTCCGCAACCGCGTGGCCGCCTACTGCCGGGAGCACGGCGTCGAGCCGGCTGACGTGCCCCTGCAGGTCATCCCCGACGCGCCGAACCTGCTGCTGCGCGAGGACGCGCTGGACATCGCCGCCGACATCGTCGGCGCCGGCGGCGCGGACCTGATTATCGTGGACACCTTCGCCCAGGTGACCCCAGGAGCCAACGAGAACGCCGCGGAGGACATGGGCAAGGCCTTGTCACACTGTCGCGGCCTGAAGCGCGCCACGGGCGCTCCGGTGCTGCTGGTGCACCACTCGGGCAAGGACCAGGCGCGCGGCGCGCGGGGGTGGTCAGGCCTGAAGGCGGCAGCCGATGCCGAGCTCGAGGTGCTGCGCACGCCGGGGGGCCGGTATATGCGCACCAGCAAGCAGAAGGACGGCGCGGACGGTCTGGAGTGGGGCTTCGACCTGAAGGTCGTCAGCCTGGGCTTCGACAGCGATGGCGACGAGATCACCAGCTGCGTGAGCGTCGAGGCGGCGGTGCCCGTCGTCCAGCGGGTCGGCCCGGGGCGTCAGCTGGGGGCTGTCGAACAGGTGGTCGTGGATGTCATTTCGGAGATCGCCGGGGCCCAAACCACGGGGATCGAGATCAACGAGGTGCTGAAGCTGGCCTCGTCTCGCTTGCCCGAACCCACGGATGGTAAGCGCGATCAACGCAAGGCCTACGTCCGCCGCGCCCTCAATTCGCTGTGCAAGGGTGACGAGTCGCCATATTTCCTCGAAGACGACGGCACGATTTCGTTGGGGTGAGCCATGAAGTACGAACACAAGGGTCGGGTCTGGTGGCTGGTGGGGCAGCGCCCCTACACCCGCCGCGATGGGAGCGAAACGGTGCTCGACGTCTGGCAGTCCCTGTGCGCGGAGTGCGTCGGGCCATTCGAGGTTGCTGTGCCGGCTGAGGCAATGCCGGGTAACTCGAATGGCTTCGAGACAGTGCACTGCACGGAGCACAGGCTCACCTCGTCTCAAGCCCTTGCACGGGGGCGGAGGGCTCAGCGTGAAAAACGGCGCGTCGAACGTGCGCAGAAAAATGCAGAGCGCAAAAATTTGCTTGCTTCACAAGGCGGTGCAGCATGAAACAGAACGCGAATTTGCAATGTTTCACTGTTTCACCACTACTTCACAGCGCTGCGAAACAGGGGCAAAGCGTGCTGTTTCACGGGTGGGTGTTCCCCCCTTTGGGGGGCACCCCCGTGAAACACGATGCGGTCCGAGGAGCGAACCGGCCGACAGGACCGGCTCCTGTTTCACGCAAAAAATCGCAGATATGTTCGACCCCTGGCGGACTTGCAAATTTCTGCGGGGTCGCATCGTGAACGCGCGCCGGGTCGTCAAGGTCAACGAACGTGGCTTGCGGATCGGCGAGGACCACGGCCGGGCGAAGCTGTCGGACGCCGAGGTCGAGCTGCTGCTGCGTTTGCGCCGCGAGGGCTGGGGCTATCGCCGGCTGGCGGCGAAGTTCGAAATCTGCCGCAGCGCCGCGAAGCGCATCTGCCTGGGCGTGGCGCGCTCGCAGACCTGCGCGGGTCACCGGACGGTACCCATACCGACGTGAAGCGCCTACAACCTTCGGGCTGTGAAAGTGACGCCCGAAAAGAAATCCGCCTTCTGTGCTGCCCTCGCTGCGAGTGGCGGCAACGTCGCGCGTGCTTGCGAGGCGATCGATGTTGCGCGGATCACGGCCTACCGCTGGCGGGCTGACGATCCTGAATTCGCCAAGGCCTGGGATGAGGCGAAGGCCATCGGCCTGGACGCCTTGGAAGACGAAGCGACGCGGCGGGCGTTCGAGGGCTGCGAGAAGCCGGTCTTCCACCAGGGCACGATGTGCGGCACGGTGCGCGAGTACAGCGACACGCTGGCCATCTTCCTGCTCAAGGGCGGCAAGCCCGAGAAGTTCCGCGAGACCAGCAAGGTCGAGCTGCACGGCTCGCTGAACGTCCAGCAGCTGAGCGACGAGCAGTTGAACGCCGAGATCGCGCGCCTGGCTGCCATCGCCACGCTGCCGCCGATCGATGCGGATTGCCCCCTCGTCTGATCGCGCGACCCGCGAACGCCTCGCGCTGCTGCTGGCTGAGAAGGCCCGCCGCAAGCCCATCTGGACGCCGCTGCGAGGCCCTCAAACGCTCGCGTTCAACTCCGAAGCTGACGTCATCGGCTACGGTGGCGCGGCGGGCGGTGGCAAGACCGACCTGGCCTGCGGCAAGGCGCTGACCCAGCATCGCAAGGTCGCGATGTTCCGCCGCGAGGCCACGCAACTGACCGGCATCATCGATCGCCTATCCGAGCTGCTGGGCGGCCGCGACGGCTACAACGGCGCCGAGCGCATCTGGCGTGGTGCTGGGCCGCGTGGCGTACAGATCGAGTTCGGCAGCGTGCCGAACCTCGGCGACGAGACGAAGCACCAGGGCCGGCCGAAAGACCTGCTGGTGATCGACGAAGGCGCGAACTTCCTCGAGCAGCAGGTGCGCTTCCTGATGGGCTGGGTGCGCAGCACGGTGCCCGGCCAGCGCACGCAAACGCTGATCACGTTCAACCCACCGACCAGCGCGGAGGGCCGCTGGATCGTCGACTTCTTCGGCCCGTGGATCGACAAGCGCCACCCGCTGTACCCGACGCCGCCGGGCGTGCTGCGCTACGTGGCGGTGGTCGACGGCAAGGACGACTGGAGCCGCCCCGACGATGCGCGGCCTTTCGTGCTGAAGGGCGGGCAGCGGGTCTACGACTTCAACCCGGCCGACCACAAGCCGACCGAGATCATCACGCCCCAGTCGCGCACGTTCATCCCGTCGCGCATCTCCGACAACCCGCACCTGATGGGGACCGGCTACATGACCACGCTGCAAGCCATGCCCGAGCCGTTGCGCTCGCAGATGCTCAACGGCGACTTCGAAGCCGGCATGGGCGACGACCCCTGGCAGGTCATCCCCACGGCCTGGGTCGAGGCCGCCATGGCGCGCTGGAAGCCGCGCAGCCCGCGTGGCGAGATGCTGGCCGTGGGCGTGGACGTGGCCCGCGGCGGCCGCGACAGTACCACGATCGCCACGAAGCACCGCATCGACGAGGGCGGCCTGTGGTTCGACCAGCCGCACGTCTACCCAGGCAGCGAGACGCCGGACGGGCCGCGCGTCGCCGGCCTGGTGGTGGCCGAGCTGCGCGACTCGGCGCCGATCATGATCGACGTGATCGGCGTGGGCGCCAGCCCCTACGACGTGCTCAACACGATGCGGCTGCCGGTCTACGGCGTGAACGTCGCCGAGAAGGCCGACGCGACCGACCGCTCGGGCCGGCTGCGGTTCTTCAACCTGCGATCGCAGCTGTGGTGGCGCATGCGCGAAGCGCTGGATCCGGCCAACGACACGGGCACCGCGTTGCCGCCGGACAAGCAGCTGCTGGCCGAGCTCTGCGCACCGAAGTGGGAACTGCAGGGCTCGACGGTGCGCGTGGAGAGCCGCGAGGAGATCGTCAAGCGCATCGGCCGGTCGCCCGACCGCGCGACGGCCTACATCCTGGCCAACATGGACATGCCCAAGCTGCACCAGCTGCCGGGCTTCTCGCAGGCGCCCGGCTACCGGCCGCGCGACTACGACCCGATGGCGCCCGCGTACGGCGGTACCCATACCAGCGCTCCGAAGGACCACGATCCCTTTGCCGTTCTGGGCTAGGGGCCGTTGTGCTGCGCATCGTCGAGGAATCCGTCACCGCGAACATCGAGAAGGCGACGCCACTGATGCGCGCGCACTGGGACGAGATCGCCCGCAACAAGGACGTGATGGTCCTCAAGCCGAACGTCGGCGCCTACGCGGCACTCGAGGCGGCCGGGCTGCTGATCGGCGTCATGGCCTACGACGGCGACGAACTGGTCGGCTACAGCGTCTCGATCCTGAACCGCGGGCACCTGCACTACGCGGACCTGACCACCGCGATGAACGACGTGCTGTTCGTCCGCCAGGACTACCGCGGTGCATCGCGGCTCGGGTTGAAGCTGATCCGCGAAACCGAGCGCCTGGCGGCCGAGCGAGGCGCGCAGCTGGTGCTGTGGCACGCCAAGGAGCACACGGCCCTGGCCGGCATGCTGCCGCGCCTCGGCTACGAGGTGCAGGACGTCGTCTTCAGTCGAAAGGTTTGACCATGGGGCTGTCAGCCGCACTCGCAATCGGAAGCATGGCGGTTGGTGCGTACAGCGCCGACCAGCAGCGCAAGGCGGCCAACACCGCCGCCGACCAGGCCAAGGCCAACGCGCAGAAGGCGCAGCAGCAGGCCGACGAGCAGACCAACGCGGCCAACGCCAAGGCGCCGAACGTCAGCGCGATCCAGTCCGCGGTGGAGGTGGCGGCCAAGGGCGGCGCCGGCTCGACCATGTTGACCGGCCCGGCTGGCATTGACCCGTCGAGCCTCACCCTCGGCAAGAGCACGCTGCTCGGCGGCGCACCGGCCCCTGGAGGCTGACGCATGCGCGAGTTCACCGACCGCGAAAAGCTGCAGCAGCGCTGGGGCCAGCTCAAGACCGAACGTGCGTCCTGGTGGTCGCACTGGAAGGAGCTGTCCCAGAACCTGCAGCCGTTCATGGGTCGGTTCTTCGTGCAGGACCGCAACAAGGGCACGCGGCGCCACAACACGATCTACGACAACACCGGCCTGCGCTGCGTGCAGATCCTCGGCGCCGGGATGATGGGTGGCATGACCAGCCCGGCCCGGCCCTGGTTTCGGCTGACCACGCCGGACAAGGACCTGGCGAAGGCCGCCTCGGTGAAGCTGTGGCTGTCGCAGGTCACCACGCTGATGCTCGACGTGTTCGCGAAGTCCAACACGTACCGCGCGCTGCACTCGGGCTACCAGGAGCTGGGCGTTTTCGGCACTTCTGCCAAGGTGGTGCTGCCCGATTTCAAGAACGTGATCCACCACACGCCGCTGACCTGCGGCGAGTACGCGATCGGCACGAACTACCGCGGCGAGGTCGACACGCTGTACCGCGAGTTCGACAAGACGGTCTATGACCTGGTCAGCGAGTTCGGCTACGACCGCTGCAGCGTTGCGGTGCGCAACCTGTACGACCGCGGGTCGCTGGACAGCTGGATCACGATCATGCACGCGATCGAGCCGAACACGGCTCGCGAGCCGGGCAAGCGCGACGCGGCGAACATGGCCTGGCGCTCCGTCTACTGGGAGCCGGCCGCGCCGCCCGACCAGTTCCTGCGCGCTTCAGGGTTCAAGACCTTCCCGGCCTTGGTCTCGCGCTGGGACCTGAGCGGCGGCGATGTCTACGGCAACTCGCCAGGCATGACCGCACTCGGCGACGTGAAGCAGCTGCAGCAGGAGCAGCTTCGCAAGAGCCAGGGCATCGACTTCATGACGAAGCCGCCGCTGCAGGCGCCCACGTCCATGAAGAACCGCGAGGTGCAGATGCTGCCCGGCGGCGTGACCTACGTCGATGCGGTCGGCTCGCAGAACGCGATCCAGTCGATCTACGACGTGCGGCTCGACCTGAGCCACCTGCTGGCCGATATCCAGGACGTGCGCGACCGCGTGCGCTCGGCGTTCTACGCCGACCTGTTCCTGATGTTGGACAACAACACGAACCCGAACATGACCGCCACCGAGGTGGCCGAGCGGCACGAGGAGAAGCTGATGATGCTCGGCCCCACGGTCGAGCGGCTGCACAACGAGGAGCTGCAGCCCCTGGTCGAAGCGACGTTCCAGCGGATCCTGGAAGCGGGCCTGCTGCCGCCGCCGCCGCCGGAGATGCACGGACAGGACCTCAACGTCGAGTTCGTCAGCATGCTGGCCCAGGCCCAGCGCGCGGTGGCCACGAACAGCGTGGACCGCTTCGTCGGCAACCTGGGCGCCATCGCGCAGATGAAGCCGAACGTGCTCGACAAGTTCGACGAGGACGAGTGGGCCGAGCAGTACAGCGACATGCTGGGCGTCGACCCCGCGCTGATCGTCTCCGACGACAAGGTCGCGCTGATCCGCAAGGCCCGCGCGCAGGCCCAACAGCAGCAGGAGCAGGCCGCCGCAGCCAACCAGGCCGCCGACACGGCGCAGAAGCTGGGCAACACGCCGGTCGACAGCAGCTCCGCCGCCGGCGCGCTGCTCAACCCGGCCAACCCGCTGGGCAACCTCGGCCGCGCCTACACCACGCCCCTGCAGACGCAGGGCTCGCCGATCGCGCCGTTCAGCGGCTACAACTGAGAAGGCACCGCATGAAGCTGGTCAACCTGAAGAACGAGGCCGACGACAGCGACTACTGCTGTGCGATGCCGGTGGAGCAGTACGGCTACGGCCTGCGGATCTACCTCAACGAGGACGCGTGCGAGAAGCTGGGCATCGCCAAGGCCGCGGCCGGCACGCAGGTGACGATCTCGGCCAAGGCGATCGTGGTGTCGTCCACGCAATCCCTGGAATCGGACGGCGACGACAAAGGCACCGACCTGTCGCTGTCGCTGCAGATCACTGACATGGGCGTGCAGCTCAACGGCGTGCTGCGCAACGCGGCCGAAGTGTTGTACGGGGGCTGAGCCGTGATCGTCACCATCACCCAGACCTTCGACTGGATGTCGCACCGGTATTTCCCGGGCGACGTTCAAGACGTCGACCCGCAGGTCGGGCAGCGGTGGATCAACGAGGGCAAGGCGACCTTGGGCGGCTCGCAGGCGAGCGGCATCCTCAACACGCTGCTCACCGGCTTGAGCACCGCGAGCGCGGTGGCGATCACCGCGCTGGACAGCGTGATCGGCGCCTTCGGCAAGCTGATGGCGCTGATCAACACCAAGGCCGACGCCAGCGCGATCCAGAACCTGAACGGCACGGCCAACCAGATCACGGTCACGCAGACCGACGCCAACAACATCACGTTGAGCCTGCCGGCGGCCCTGACACTCGGGGCCGCATCTTTTTCGGGTCTTCTGTCCGGTAAAGGGACCAGCGACGGTAGCGAAGTCGCCGCAGGAAACATCGGCGAATACAACCAGTTCGTCCTGGTGGCGTCGGGCGCGTCGGTTCCGATCGCCGCCGGGTCGCCCAGCTCGGTGGTCAACGTCGGTTCGGGGCTGTTGACCAAAGGCCGCTGGCTGGTCTTCTTCGAGACCACGTGGAACCCGAACGGCAACACGCTGACCTCGTTGCTGATGGGCATCAGCACCAGCAGCGCAGCACTGCCGACCAACGACTACAACATCGTCGAAGAGGTGCGGACGGCCACAGTGCCCGCGGCCAACCCTCACTTGATGGGCTTCCGCTACATCAACCTCCCGGCCGACTCCACGCTGTACCTGGTCGCGCAAGCGATCAACGGTGGCACGGTCAACGTCTACGGGTCCGCTTTCGCGATCCGCCTGCCATGACCGCGCAGATGCTTGCCCGCGCTGGTTCAACGTTCGGCACGCTGCTGTCGAACGTCTTGATCGGCGATGGCGAGTACCCCTGCTACGTGTTCATCCCGCCCGGTCCGATCACCCGGGTGGTGGTCTCGCTGCACGGCGGCAATGGCTCGGCGGATCAGCACTGCCTGAACATGCACTTCGCGCACGGCTGGCCGATCAGCGCGCAGACCGCGAATTGGCAGATGCTGAACAACTGGAACTGCGTCGTGATCGTGCCGAACGGTCACTACTGCAACGGCGCCGTGACGCCCTACAACCCCTACGGCGTCACGTCCACCAACCAAGCGCGCACCTGGGCGAACTGGGCGATGTGGGACGGCAGCCAGTATGGGACGGTCAAGTTCCTGAAGAACGCATCGTCCTACATCGACGCCAACTGGCCGGGGGTCCGCAAGATCCTGATGGGCCACTCCAACGGCGGGATGATGGGTTTTCGGATGCGGTACGAGGAGACCACGCCGGCCACGTTTCACAACTACTGCTTCTGCAGCGCCAGCGCGAACGACTACTTCGTCGCGAACCCTAACCGCACCGGCACGGCCAAGCCGATCCGCCTCGAAGTGGGTTGGAAAGACACCGTCATCTGCAACGACCCGGCGGGTCTGGGTGCGCACGTCGGCGACGCGCTCATCGTGCAGAACCCGGCAAACGCGAGCATCGAGGACCGCACGTACCCGGTGCAGTGGCGCGGCCCGCAGGCCCAGATCCAGCAGGAGATGACGGCGCTGGGCGCCGGCGCCTTCGACCCCAACAACCCCACCTCCGATACCGCGGCCGCTCGCACCTGGGACTACTCAGGCGTCGAGTACGTCGAGGTCAAGAGTGCGGACCACACGATCCTGACACACGACCAGGCGATGGGCAGTTACCTGTTCTATCGGCACATGACCTGGGCGGTCGCCAACTGAGAGAGGCCAGCCATGCAAATCGTCGCACTCCAGACCTTCGACATCGGCCGCTACCGCGTCAAGGTCGGTTCTGTCGAGGACCTCGACCCGCAGATCGCCAAGAAGCTCATTGCGGACGGCCTGGCGTCGGCAAAGGGCGACAACGTCGACGCACCCACCAGTCTCTGGCTGCCAATGCCCGCACCGACAGGCAACGCGAACCAGGACCACGACAACCTGTTCTCGTTCTTCACCAAGGCACCGCCCTACGCGATCATCAAAGCGCCGCAGTACGGCAGCTACACGGTCTGGGCCGGGGCGATTTTCCTCAAGCGCGGTCAGATCCTCCTCGGCAACAACGCGACCATCAAGCGTGCGAACGAGGTCGTGACGACGACCACCGCCAACTGGACCCCGACTGTCGGCCTGAACACCGTGCCGGTGGCGAGTGTCGCGAACTTCCGCGTCGGTCAGTATGTGACTGTCTACGGCACTCGCACGTCGGATGGCCACACCGTGACGATGCTCACGGCCGGGACCGTCGTCACGATTGGCGCGAACTCGCTTGTCGTCAACTTCACGCAGTCGCTTGTCGACTTCACCGCCGGGGCATCGGCTTCGGGGTCGACGGTGTCGAGTGGCGCCACCTTCATGACGAAAGGCCAGCTGATCGACGCCTTTTCGAACATGGACACCACGTGCAAGTGGGCCATTGAGAACCTGCTGATCGACGGCAACCTCTCCAACAACACGACCAACAACACCTGGTACCACTCGCTGGAATTCCTGTGTCAGGGTCGTTCCTATGACCTGAACGGCATCGAGATCAACAACGCGTGCGGCGAAGGCGCGATCCTGACCGGCGAGAACCCGCGCGTGGATGGCTTCCGCGCGATGAACCTCAACGGCAACGGCCTGCACCTCAACGACACCACGAACGACGCCTACCTGAACAACATCGTCGTCGACACCTGCAACTTGCAGGCGGCCACGATGGGGCATGCAAACGGCGGCATCATCGCGTCAAGCAACATCTTCCGCAGTGAGCTGCACCAGTTCCGCGTCGTCAACAGCCGCCTGGCCGGTGTTGCGGCCTGGGATTCGGCGGACAACAGCTTCGCGAAGATCACGAAGGGCTATATCGAGAACTGCTGGCAGGGCCTCTGGAACGAGTGCGCCAGCCAGACGGTCGAGGGCATCGAGATCCGCGATGTGGAAGTGAAGAACTGCGGCATGTCGTCGCTGGGCGTCACCAAGTCGAACGTCTCACAGGCAGCGATCTGGGCGAAGAAGTGGCGCCTGCTGAACCTGAAGTTCTACGACTCGACCGTCATCATCCAAGGCCTGCAAGACTCGGAGGTGCAGATCGACCTGTACCACTCCAACAGCGGCACGCTCACCAGCACTAACACGGCGGCAAAGGTGGTCTATTCGTCGGTGGACAACTACACCGACATCAACGGCCGCGCGATCCCCGGCATGCTGTACGCCTCGGCCTGCCAGAAAACCAAGTTCGACATCCGGGCGGAAGATGGCGGCAGTGCTGCGGCTAAGTACAACGTCGTGTTCGGTGATGGTGCCGGCGGCCCCTGCATTCGCAACATCTACAACGTCGAGTCCAAGGGCAATACCAACGGCGTCAACATCACCGGCGTCCACATCGGATGCTCTGGGCTTCTGCAGGGTGAAGGCTGGGTGTCGGGCAACGTCGGCATCAACATAGCCCCTACCGCCCACGGCTCCACGGACGCTGCTTTTGCTTCTGGGTATGAGAAGCCGCGCGACAACGACT